CATCGGTTATTACGCCAGCATCAGATGGGCTTGAGGGCCTCTTGATTTCCATGTCAATAGTCCAGTCTGGAATGTTCAATGGGGACTTTGCGTCATCCGTAACATAAATCTTGAATGCTGCAGTATCTCCACGGACTACCGTCCATGTTACTTGTGGGGGGGTAGCTCCAACTGAGTACCCTGAATTTCTTGTGGCCATATCATTAATTATACCATAGACTTTTTACCAAATCCCTGGTATAATTGAATCTTATTATGAAGAATAATACGATTGCCAAAGTGGGCCTTGTTGGACTTTTGGTTCTAACAATTAGCGAGTGTGGCATGATAAATGCCCCAGCTGTTCTAGCAGAAGAATCTCTAGAGACACAAACTCTAAGTGTTGAGCCACACCTCGGCTTCTTATCTCGGCTTGCCATGTCGAAAGATTTTAATAGAATGGATGCAACAATAGATGAGAACGTTAATCCTTGGCTAGATCCAGAAGAAAAAGCTAAACAGCTTTCTACAGAAGAATTGAAGTCAATACTGATATCTGCTGGATTTGAGGGGTACTCTCTCAGGATGGCACAGGCAATTGTTGCATTAGAGTCTACAAGAAGACCTTTAGCCCATAACCCCAATGCTAGCACTGGAGATAACTCCTACGGTCTATTCCAGATAAATATGTTCCGTGGCCTCGAGGCTCAAAGGCTTAAGCAATACGACCTAGAAAGAAATGAAGATCTTTTTGATCCAATTGTAAATTCTGAAATAGCATACAAGATTTCTGGCGGTGGAGTTAACTGGGGAGCCTGGACAACCTATCCAGATGCAAAGAAAATTGTTGGGCAATTCTCAAACTAATTAGATATCTTCCCAGGTGCTTCCGTTAAATCTTTTTGCAACTGTTAGATCTATCCAAGAGCTACCGCTATACCTTTTATAAGTTGTAAGCGGTGTTGAACTGGAGGATCCAGTCATTCTATTACCGCCATTCAATAATGCCGAGTCAACGGTGATTGTGAACGATCTTTGTGTAGATCCAGATACGTTTGATGCTGTAATTGTAAAGCTAAAGCTTCCTGGTGATGTCAGAGTTCCGTACAAAGATCCATTAGAAAAGACTGTTCCAGATGGCAACACGCCGCTGTAAGACCATGATGTCACATTCGTAGCTGATACTGAGTCCGAGTAGTAATCTCCTACGGTTCCAGAAGTTGCCAAGGCTTGGTCTACCCATGATGGTGCTGCTAGTGGTGATATATAGATTGAGTATGCTTGATCCGAGGTTCCTCCAGCATTGGTAGCTCGCAGAGTGAAGCTATAGCTTCCTGAAGTTGTTGGTGTTCCACTTACATAATAGTACTCTCCGCTTGGAGAACCCCCAAGACCTGGTGGCAATGATCCAGAAACAATACTGATATTTCCATACGCAGTATCGTGCCCCGTTGCCCTTGCATAGTCTGTCACGTATGATGTATTTACTGTACCAGAATTAAAGCTACCAGACCAGGTTGGTGCTGGTACTGGTGGCACATCTGACTCTGTTGTTGCAGATGCAGTTGATGACCAGGTACCTGTAGCTCCAGAAACTACACTAGATATTAGTGTATTTTCTCCAGCTACCCTAAAATTATATGTTGTTGATGGGGATAGCCCAGTAACAGATGTTGACGTTGATGTTGTTGTTGTAAAGTCTATCCATGTAGAGGATGAAGACTGCTTGTACTGAACCTTATATCTATCTGGGGCTGCGGCAACTGATCCTGTTGTAGAAGCTGTCCAACTTAAAGATACGCTGCTGGTTCCAGTTGTAGTTGATGATAATCCTGATGGGGCATTCGGAAGTCCGTAATAGTCAAACGATAGATACTGCTGGGAGTTTGCACTCTCGACTGAGTTTGCATAAACAGAATCTCCTGGACTTGCACCTGGTGCCGTCCTAGTCCCCAAAAATCCTGACGTACTTGTAGCCAGAGCTCCTGCATAATACTCTGTTGTGCTACCTAGAACAGCCGAGGCACTTCCTGCAAAATAGGCATTGCTGCTGCCAAGACTGGCTGAGCCAGAATATGTGTTATAGGCACTAGAAGATGCCTTATCTGTTCCGCCTGGGCTTCTGCCCATGATTACCTTTAGGGTTCTTGAGCCAGACGAGGCATCTGCGTCTGCTGCTCTACCGTAGACAACTATCCTTGTAACAACATAGAGTTCTCTACTTTCCTGTGGATTAGAATTACCACCCCAGTCATCTGGGGTAAAGCTTGAAACAACATAACCGTTTAAGTCTGTTACTTGAGGTTGCCAAGAAGTGCTTGTCGTTCCATAAGTCTTAGTAGCCATTATCTACCTACCAGAACCAGAGGTCTCCAGAGGAGGCTCCTGAAGGTGTTCCTGACTGTACATAGATTCTTGGTTGCTCAGATTTTGTATAGTACAGGTCATTGTGATTATGAGAAGCAAGGGCTCTATCGTTTAGTTGTGACTGAATGCTACCAGTCACCCCTTCTAGTGTTTCCAGCTCAGTTGTTGAGATTGTTGCTGATGATGAAATTTTCCCTGTGCTGTCAACAACCGCCACCGTATTTGCAGAGACTGAGGAATTTATTCTGGCATCAATCTGAGGCTGTGTATAGTATCTTGAGTCGTGCAGGTGGCCATCTTTAGATGCTAGGCTCCAGCCAGACCATGTAGAGGTTCCTGCTGTGGTAGATCTAAAATAAAAGTTATTTGTCGCACCAGATGTGTGATATGTTTGGAATGCAGTTGAGTTAGCAAAAAATACATTTAGAATTCCAGTAGTTGTAGATGGATAGCCCAAGACAACTGTAGGTGCAGATATAGAAGCGTAGACACCAGTGCTTGTGATATCATTTAGATTTTGAGATCCCAGGAGCTGTGTAATTGCCGAGACACCTGCCTGAACATTTTCCAATGCTGAAAGGGTATCTCTAATATACCCAGCCATAGAGCTATTGAGAATTTCTGCTTCAGATGCAGGAACAGTAGTAGTCCCATAGTGATAAAGATTAAATGCTTGGCGTATGTCTGCTGACTCTGAATAGGCTGGCACCTGTGTTGGATAAAATGCACCAATTGACTCTGGCATATTACACCGCCCCTAGATTAAGATCAATTAGCTGAGCCCAATCTTCTGTCCCTGGACCTGTCTTCTGGTACATTATCCTGTAATCATCTTCGACTGGAGATGTTACGATTACAATGTCAAACAGAATTACACCGTCTGGCTTTGTTGTTGTTGCCAACCTTGGATCTGCAGAGATACCAAAAATTCTAGTGCCTCGTGTTCCCTGTGGCCCATAGTTGATGTCAACATTCTTTGTGGTTACCCCACCAACAACAACAACATCGATAGCTGATACATCAATATTTGGCATTATGATGCCTCGCTTACCTGCTCTGTCACAGATATAGTGCCAGTGAGGAGAGTATGTACTAGTGGGTAGTCTGTAGCATCTAAGTCATTAATCTCTACGTCATATACGTATGATGTTGCCTCAGCAAGAACAGCTGAGTCCGATGGAGTAATTGCACAGCGAATGTGGTCTGACTGAACAGAGCTATATGCTACAACTCTATTTGCTACTCCGTCTACTCCACGTGAAGTAGAGATAGTAAAAATTGATTCATACGGTGTCAGGTCAAATACGTTGCCTGCAGAATCTTTGGGGTATACGTTAAACTCAAAGGTGTCCCCCTTGTAGTACGAAAAGTTATAAGTTCCTGGAAATGCCATACTAGTATTATAGCACGTTAACTTACAGAAATAGTTATGCTTTTAGGAATAAAGATACAGTTGTTGTCTGAACGAACCAATGGCAAAATACCGTCTGCCCTATCGGCCTCATTGTCTATTGTCAGATGCTGTGTGACTGAAAAGTTGTAGTCATACTCATACTTTAGTAAAGCTACAAACGATGTGTATTCTTTTTTAGATGCTGGAAACTGACTTTGAATCCAGATCTCGGTATTTGATGAAAGTGTGGATATGTCGAAATTATAGGTTATTGAAACTTGTGAACCTATTTCCAAGTGCTTAGTATTAATCCTTTTTGCAGAAGTGTTATACAGAGATACGGAGTTTCTTGGCAAAAACTTTTCTACTGTGTCTTTACCCTTGCCATCTACAGAAAAAGATACCCAGCCGTCTACTCCACGATTAGATCCTAGGGCTAGCTGTTTAGGATCTTTGTGTGAGTATCTTGCCCATCCAGAATCTTGTCCGTAAACGGGCATATAGCTAATGCCATCTTTACCAGCTGGACCAGGCTCGCCCTTTGGACCTTTTTTGCCTTCTTTTCCTTCGGCACCTGCTGGACCAATGTCTCCTCTTGGGCCCTGTGGGCCTGCTGGACCTGGTACGGCTATATACTGTGGACCATCTGTGGGAATTGCTCCTTTAGATGGTGTTGCCTCTTTTTCATAAGGAGATTTTTTTCTTACAATTGGAAACTCTACATCACTTGCCATATATCTATTATCTCAGATTATATTAGTATGGGTTATCTATGTATGTTCCGTGCAAAGCGAAGTGGTCTCCCGTTTCAAGTGCTCTTGGGGAGCCGTCTTCGAATGTATGAAGCTGTCCATTGCTTGAGGTGTAAAACAAAAGAACCCTGTTTTCTCCGCTTTCACATACCCCAGTCATAGTGTAGTAATTATTTGAAGACGTATCATGCAGCACTCCATCAAATGATACATCCATCTTAGAAGGAAATGGCAGGTCTAGAAAATACTGACCAGTTCCAAAGCTAATGATGTTAGAGAAGTCTACCGCAAATTCTACAGAGACTAGATCTCCAAGCTTAACATATTTCCCAGTAAATAATGGGTCGCCATCAAATGTTGGAGGTGTTCCAAGGCTTCCACCATTAACAACAAAAGATACTGTTTCTGGTGTAGTGATGCCTATACCTGTACCTGTAAACCTAGCCATTAGTCTTGACTCTCCAATCCAACTTCCATTACCGCAATAGACATAGCATCCACAGAAGAGATTGCATAAAGTGCGTCTAGTCCAGGTAGCTCTACAGACCAGGCCTGATTAGGTGATAATCTATACCCATAGCTTGTGCTACTTACTGTATCATCTGCCCCTAGATAAATATATCCTGAGTCACTGACATTCTGAATTGTGATATCCATTCCAGAGTGCATTCCGTTAGGGGTTAGCCTAACTGATTCTGTTGTATTGATTGTTTTGATTGAATGGTTTGCCATTTCACCCTCCCCCTTTTCTTTTTAGTGCTTAGGCCTCTAATGCCTTAAGTCTTGAAGCTAGCTCGTCTAGTGCTGCTGCAATTGTTGTAGGTGCAACACTCCAGTCTCCTGGTGTTGCTGGCGTATAGGATGTTGCATCTCCTGCTGGTCCAATTGGTCCAGTTAGTCCCGTCTCGCCCTGGATGCCTTGTAAGCCTCTTGGGCCTGTAGCTCCAGGTGCTCCTGGAAATGGTACGATATTAACTGTTGGCATTATAAACTACCTCCTGTAACGTCTCCAAGTACTGAGATAGTGCCTATGGCTGGAGTCCAGACGGTATCATTATCAATTGTAACTTGTAGATCAAAAGCCAATTCCGCTACGGTTCTCTTATATCCGTCTCCCCATAGCGATGTAATGTCTGCTGGTGCTACGACGTCTACGTAGCCTTCACCTGCAGTAATTTCAAGTTCATCTGTGATACCGTTTTTGTAGTCATATGCTGATGCTGCAAAATCCCATGTGGAGGTATCGTAAGCGGTTGCCTCGTCGTCTTCAAAAAATTGGATTCTAATGACTGCCGTGTCGCCTCTTACGACGTTCCACTTAATGTTGGCAGGATTAGCTCCAAAAACTTCTGGTCCGCATGCTGATGTCATAGATATATTATAACATCAATAAAATAAATAAAGTCTCAGGAATAAAAAACTGGTACCTAGAAAGTGGGTATGAGAGACATTCTAAGTACCAGTTTAGTATATTATACCATAAAGTAACAAAAGGATAACAAGGTATCAAGATGTAAGAACTTTTCTTTAAATAACTACTATATAACATATTGTTATAGAACTGTTATTAAAAAAAGACTTGACAACTTACTTTTTCTGCTACTATGTAAAAGGGTTGATTGTTATATATATATTAATTCAAATCATCTCTAAGTAGAGTTTAGTGAATTTACTTATATTTACTTATATATTATATATATTATATTAAGAGTTTCTATTAGACAAGTATTCAATCATTTTATCGTACAAATCATCTATTTTTCTTTCTAGCTTTTCCATTCTTAAGTAACTATCTTTTCTAATTGCGTCTGCTGCATCTTGTCTTTCTTCTAGACGGTTAACCTGATCTTTTATACTACCTCCGCCGTTTGGCTTAAGCTCATGCTTAATTTCCTCTAGATAATGCTTAACCATCCATCTGATTGCGACCCCCAGCATTGTAAGAATTGATCCAATACCTACGAGTATTCCTATTGATAAATTCAGCTGGTCTAGTGGGGTCATAACCATATAATTATAAATACTTTTTATGATAAACTTGTCGTGTGACCATATATAACAAGCCTATTCGGATGCAAGATCGCATTGTTACATCTATAACAAGAAACAGCTATTCTGAGACTGTTCCAGCTAATACGCCAATTCAAGAAGTTCCTGGAATAGATACAGTTTTAAATTCCCATGGATATAGATCAGATGAGTTTTCGTCTAAAGAAGCATCCGACAACTATTTATTTACTGGCTGTTCTTTTACTTGGGGTGCTGGCTTACCAGAAGGTAAAAGCTGGTCACACATCCTTAATAGAAAACTGGGTGGCAAGAAGCATTTTAACCTTGCAATGTCTGGTCAATCTGTTTCTGCTATTATTTCTAATGTATATAAGTATATAAGAGAGTTTGGAAAGCCAAAAGCAATTTTTGTGTACTTTCCTAATTTAGAAAGGTTCGAAAGATTTCACATTAACTATGAGATCAATGACGGTATTGAGTCTGGATATCTCTTTCAGGATCCATACCTTCTTCACTCTGTAGAATGGCACAAAGCCTTGGGGTCAGACAGTGACCTAAAATTTATAAACGAGACAACCCTTACTGACCACTTTCTGCTATCCCGTGCGGTAAATGACATTAAGACATTTGAGGAGTATTTAAGCATGATGGGGATTCCATTAGTTTGGTCAGGATGGGATTTTGACTTTATAGAAAAGATGAGAAGGTTTAGTTGCTTTAATAATTACGTAGAGCATAATCTCATAGCTGATGAGTATAGAAGGAATCTAACTCCAGAAAACAGCGAAGATGAAAAGTATTGGTTTACTGCAGCTGATGAGGGTGGCCATCCTGGTATTGCAGAAAATCATCTATTTGCTGATACTATCTATAAAGCTTTCGCTGAAAAGTTCGGGGCGTAAGTTCGGTTTTAAAGTTCGGTTTTAAGTCGTGGCGAGAAATACTCCAACCAAAATACACGACATATAACGTCTAAATATATAACAAAGTTATAACAAGACAACATACGTGATGTATGGTAGAATATACTATATGGGAGATGACGTAAGCGTATTTGATTTATTTAATCCAAATGCACCCAGGTCCTCTGAGGAATTAAAAGAAGCTAGAATGGCTGTATGCCGCACTTGTGAATTCTTCCTTAAAGGATCTAAAAGGTGTAAGCTTTGCGGATGTTTCATGAATAAAAAAACTACATTAGAATTAGCAAAATGTCCTATGGGATACTGGAAGGAATAGTATGAGAAGAGAAGAAGCAATTGATGTAATGAGCAAGGTAGTTATCGATATGAACCGAGAGCTTGGTATAAGCCAGGGTATTGCAGAAGCAGAGGTAGAGTCAACTCTACTCCAGATGAAGATGGAGCTAGATAGGGTTAATGCAATGATCTTTGACGCACTATACGAATCTGGCGTTATCAACCTACACGGTTAAATCTTAAAGAACTCGTATTCGGTAAGCCAAATAGGAATGGTATATCTTTCCTCGTATATCTCCTCTACGGAGTGTACAAATTCTAATGGCTTAGAAGGAAATGTAACTAGATCTCCCTGTACTGGACTATACTTATAATCGAGATCAGGGAAGTTTAGTTCGCCTCCAGAAGACATTGTATTAAGGTATAGTATGCCACTGTACTTGAATTGCATGTTTTTACCGCCATCAGTGTCAACATGAGAGTCAATACGTGCTCCTGGATATTGCTTTGCTAGGAAGAAGTTATTTACCATAATCTTTCTTCTATTGCCGAATACTTCTTGTATTTGCTTTTCCATCTTAGGGAATATGTCATTACGGAGCATAGGTTCTATCTCTGAGATCAAGGAGAAATCTGTTTGTGAGTCTCTATGGAATGAGTCTTTTCCAAATGATAAGAACTTTCTCCGATCTCCGTAGATCTCACTACCCTTCATAATTTCTAGCTTGCTGTTAATATAGCTAATTAGATATTCTGACTCTTCTTTTGAGATAAAGTCCTTTAATATATGGATTTGATCAATGCTCATAGTCAATTTTACCATACCCTAGCGATACTGTATAATATAACCATGTATAAAGAAGATATTATAGACATTATGTCAGAAGCGATTGCTAAGTCCAATGAGGATCTAATGCGATACCAAGGAATGAACGATAAAGAGATATCAGAACAGCTAAATTGGAATAGACCTGCCTTGGATTATGCTAATGAGATGGTTTTAGATGCTCTTATAGCTAATGGTGTTGTTTCTAAAGATACCGTCGAGTAATTAGTACCCAATAATTACTGATATCAGAGCAAATACCGTACATATTACGGCTGTTCCTAGTGCAATCTTAATCTCATCTGGCATATATCTAGTATACCCCACTTATTCTATACCTGGAAAATCTGAAAAAATCTATTTTTGGCAAAATCTGAATATTTTTTAGTTATGTATGATACACATTTACGTGAAAAAAGCAAGAAAACTTAGTCCGCACACCGTGCCACCTTTTTGTCTGATAGCCCTGCCACATCATTGTGGATTCCTACAAGAAACACACCTAAACTTTGTAGGTAAATGTGCTTGACTTTTTGACTTTTATAGTATAGAGTAATAGTATAAATAGAAAGGATAAACAAATGGTAAAAGTAACAGTATTCAAAGAGGGTTCTTCTTGGACTGGCGGTCTATACCGCGAAGATTCACTTGATTCTTCAATTGAAAAAATCGAGGCTATGGGTTACACTGTAGTAATGGTAGAGTCACGCTCTACCCTCTAAAATGTCTGACCCTAGTGTTAGAATAATCTTATTAGAAAGGATAAACAAATGAGATACAAAGTAATCAACACTCTAGACTTGAAAGAGATAGAGCAGGAAGTAGATACCCTGATTTCTATCGCAGGTGATGAGCCTACTTTCAAAACAATGGAAGAAGTATCCGCTCTAATCAGAGTAGCCAGGTCACTAGGCTCTAGTAGAAGTTGGTAACAGAATGATAACACTTACTTTTGAAACTTGGGATGAGTTTGACAAAGCTATTGGTTCTATAGTAGTATTAGAGCAAGAACTAACAAAGGATAATAACTAATGGATACACTACAGTCTTGGGTATTAGTAGCTTGGATGATAGTAGGCGTTGCTTGGGTTACCATTCAGGCATACCGCCTAGCCAAGTGGAAAGAGCAACACGAAAACTAACACTTGACAAAATGTCCCCCCCGGGGTCGGCCCCCAAACACTTGTTCGAATATAACAAAATCA